TTCTGATTAGTCATTGTGCTACCTTTAAAACGTAAAAAGGCCACCCAAAGTGACACAAAGTAAGGAGAGCAAAACCTATGTGTATCTCTGGGTGACCTAATTGATAAAGACCTATTTGTGGTCTATTTTCTCAGACTTATGACAATCCTGTGATTGCAACTGAGTCTGCAAAGTTGGTATGTTTGCAGCTTACTTCTCCGACAATATGATGAGAATCTGAGTCACCTGTCTTGGCAAGTAGTGTGCGTGTAAATGGACGCAGCGTACAAGTTTTGAACATTGACGGATCGATCAATAGAGCGTGTGTTGATTTTAGCTGGCGGTTAAGCACAACTCTGTATTCGCCGTATGGTGATACATATAAATCAATCGCATTTACCAATGTCTTACCTTGTGCGATCTCACGGTTACGACCTGATGCTGCTGAGAAACCAGCGACTATTTGGGCATCGCCGGGCTTTATCATAAAAGTATTTACGTCTGAGCCGTTTGTGTAAGCAGTTTGACCAGCTTCCAATAGCTTGCTTTCGGTAAGGGCATCTGTAGAATTACTTCCGGCATCGATTGTTGTAGAGATCTGGTTTAAGAAAGAAGTCATCTTCCGCGCTGTTGTAGCATTACCAGTAACAGAAGCCTGCGCAACACCCACTAATGCGTGTTCATAGTCTTTCTTAATCTCCTTCAACTTTTTTGCGAGGTTGAGTGCAGTTTCGGTTTTTCTACCATATGTGGCAACCGCATCACTTGTAGCACTAATGTTGAATCCCTTAGTTAAGATCTGTGTCGTATTAGTGCGTTCTACTTGTGGGTCTAACGCAATCATGGTCGCTGTAGCTCCTTCGACGGCGGCATTCACGCCAGCCGCTGCGAGACTGTCTTCCAAAAATGAGAATGTTCGAGCAGATATCTTTTCGTTTTTACACATTGCTTGCATGGGCGTATCAAACGGAGAAATGTTACTCAAAATATCTGAGACGTCCTCTTTCTGGCCCACAGTTGTGTACGTTGTTAATAGGGTCATGGTATTGTATTCCTTATGTTTTTTTGAAAATTAGACAAGATTTGATTAGTCTTTCCAGCCACTCATAAGAGCTGCGGCAATGTCATCTAAATCACTATGACCGTGTAAGTTTTTTATAGCTGCTTGCCGCTTTCTTTCGGCAGATGCTTCTTTGCTTACTGGTGCTTTTCTAGAACTAAGAACTTTGGTCTTACCGCTTTTCGACTTCGTCAGTTTGGCCTTTGCTTTTTTGCTTTTGGCGGACTGTTTTGATTGGTCGTAAAGACGTGCTTTGTTAATCAACATAATGACTTGTGGGTCAGTGTATTGGTCAACCTGTTCTTGTGGAAGTCCCGACTTTACAGCGTAGTTACGAATGTCTGAATAGAGTTCGTTACCCCAATCTGGCAGTTGCTCCTGGAGAACCTTGACGCAGTTTGCGGCAGCTTCTTTGGATTGTTCTGCAAATTGTTGCTGTTGTTGAGATACAAGCGTATTACTTTCCTCTTTTAAGAAAGTTAAGTCTTCCTCTGCTTGCTTTGCGTCTTGTCGTAGTTGGGCAAACGTATCTGGATCCATCTGACGACTAGCTACCAACATGTCTATGTCGGAATAAGGTTTAAACCTTGCTTCGGCGCGTTCTAGTAGTTTTTGATATGACAACTGCGTTTGTGCCAAACTTTCGTCTGACTGCTTGCGCTGTTGGGCTAAATCTTGAGACTTTTTGGTTAAAGACGCTTCTTGACCATAGAGCCGTTTCAAATCCTTTACAGATACCTGTTTAGACTCACCGTTGACATTGATGTCTACAATCTGATCGTCTGAAGCTGCTAGAGGTTCTTCGTCATCCTCTTCATCATCTTCGTCTTCGTCAGTTTCGCCATCTTCGTCATCTAGTTCGTCTGTGTCATCAGGGTCATCAAGGTTATCATCACCTTCATCGTCTTCTTCAGTGTCTTCTATTTCATCTTCAGTTACCTCTGTCTCGTTGAGATCTTCGGATGTCGCATCTTCGTCTTCAGTATCTCCGGATAGGTCTTCACCGTCCGTCCACTGACCTAAGATTACATCTGCCGCTTCATCTATATCAAGATTTAGTGGCTGAGAGTTGTCATTTTGCACGTTGTTGTTATCATTCATGGTGCTGGCTCCTCTTGGCTGGTTTCGCCGTGCTGCTGTTCTACAATGCTGTCACGCACTTGAACTCGCTGTTTTAATGTATCAACCACGTCAACGAGTGCGCGATAGTGGCTGTATGCATTTTCTCTTTTATCCTGGTCGCCAGGTTCAGTGTTTACAAAAGACTGAAAGGTTCTTTCGACCAGTTCGTTAATGACTGAGTTGAAAGCAGCACTCTCTAGTATAGTACTTGCTTCATCCCCAGCCATCACAAGTTGCTCTTCTTGGTTTGGCATAGTTTTTTGCTTCCTTAGTAAGTTATTATTAGCCATTCGGGCTTGCGATTGCGCGGACATCATCTGCGCTACGTGCAATCTCTAGTTCTTCTAGGTTGACGTATTCTTTGTGCTCAAATTGTGTTTCAGCTAAATCCTGTTTGTCAGACTGAAGAGCAAATGCTTGCTGTGCTTTCATTGTGTCTAACTCATGTTTCATCTGACGCATTTGTGCATCTAATTGGACTTTCATCTCAGCAACGGCAGTCTGTCGCTCTTGGAGTTCCATTTGTTGTTTAGCCATCTCCATTTGCATTTGTTCATTTGGATCTGGTTGTGCTGGCGGTATCTGCGCTGGATCAGTTAAGAAGTCAGCAACGTTTTTAATACCTGATTTATCCAAGACTGACGCTAACATCTTGTACTTGTTGCTTGGTGAGTACATTTCGCCAAGTGTTGGATCTTGTGAGAATAGGTTGTGGAATGCCAGATGCTTTTGCACCATGTTCTCCTGGTCACCGTATCCAAGGTGGAACCCTACCTGGACGTCACGCTTGTCAGCCCATTTTGACGGATCAATAGGTACATATCGCCCTGCAAGTTCAACGATCTTCTCTTCACTCTCGTTCTCTACGATTAGTGAGTAGACCATGCTGAATAAAGGTTTGAGGAAGTTGTTTGCAAAGTTACGTGCGATCACTTTCTGACGCTGTTGAGACATCGTAGCAAGTTGCTCAACCATAGCAGCTGAGTTCTGTTTGCTTAGTGCATCTTTGTTCAAACCTTGTGATAGACGTGAGACACCTGACGTGTCTTCTTTCTCTTCGTCTAACATCTGCATTGTTTGGAATACATACGGATTCAGAGATGCCTGTTGCATAGGGCTGATAGCGTCTGGGCGTGTTACGTTTACAATACCACCGACACGATTATCAATCAGCTCTCTAGGGTTCGTTAGGCCACCTTTAACCACTGTATATCTAGGGTTGTTAGTAACCATAGCGTGATCAAGGATTGACCTGGTTAACACTGTACGTGCATTCTGGATACCAAGCAGCTTTTCAGCAAAGTTGTTACCGTGAAAAGCATGGGGTATTGGTAGAGGGACAAACGCTACAAATGGACGTCTGTTTACTATTTCTTTCTCTAGTAGAACATTAGATGCTTTGACTACTCTGTATAACTCAGCAACACCGGTACCTTCAACATCCAGCTCTATGTAAGATTCACAAATCGTTACGTGCCGTGTTTGGCGTTGGTCACCTGCAAAGTTAAAACCACGGTCAGCACCTATGTCGTCATGGCGCGATAGTATCTCTGGGTCACTATCAAAGTCATTATCTTCGTTGTCTGATATCTTATCAACTAAATCATGGTCGTATCCCATCTCAATAAGTTCAGAGATAGATTTCTTAGTACGGTGTGCACAAAATGGCACTGTGTCCAAGGACTTTGCTTGCGGTGCAATTAGAAACTCTTCTGGTGCTATGGCTTCTACTTTTACCTGGGAAGTATCTCTAGTTACTCGGAGATCCCCACTGTATAGACCCATCTCATCTTGCTCGATTTCCTCGATCTCGACGTTGTCCTGGGCAAGTACCATGTCCAGCTCTTCTTCCGTCAGATTCTCGACGTACTCAAGTGTGCTTTCGTCTTGCATACACCAATAAACTTTGGCGATACCAGCGCGAGCTATTAGGCCATCGTGGATGACTGTTTGCATAGTTTCAAAGAGGTTATTCTGGCGGTGTAAGACGTAGTCAGTGTACTCTGTGCATACTTCTGCTGTGTCAACGTCATCGGCGTTCTGTGGGGCAAATCTGAGGTTTTTATTGCCTGTTGAGAAAGTTTCTAGGAGTGCAGCTTTCATGCTTTCTACAGCATCGTAGACATCTTGGCTTATGAACTTGCTGTTACCGTCGTGCGCTGGGCGCGGCAGCTTTGCAGCGTAGTAATCCATTACCTTGCGGCGCTCTCTGGACAACTCTGAGTCATAGTAGCCAATTGAACGTCTTAGGTTCGTGTCAACAATTGATACGATCTGGTCGTCATCAAGTTTTTTATAGTCATCTGATTTCATTTTTTAAACCATCTCAATGTAAAATTCATCGACTGCATCGATTGGTTCCCAGGCACCCTCATGGATGTGATTAGCCAAGGCCAAACTCATTACGCAGTCATCGAAGCATCCAGCTTCTGCCTCCATCCCACCGTTGTTATTAACAATGTATGTAAGCATTTCTCGGATAGTGACTTTGTCGTTTAGTGTAATCTTATTCTCCCGTACCGCTGCCCTTAGTTCGTCAATAATCAGGGGTTTGGTTTTGGAGGTAGTAGTGAAACCTAGTTTTACAGTCTCTTTGTCAGTTAGTTTGTCTACCTGGATTTCAGTGTAGAAATTAGGGTAGGCCATGTCTTTGCCAAGCCTGGTACACGTAAGAATACCGTGACTGTTGTTCTCAACGATGATGTAAGCAAAGTTAAAAAACTCACCTAATCTGTATAAGACAGTAGCAAAGTAATCAGGGTGTACCTGGGCGCGGTATGTTGCGACCTGGCGTTTCTTACTGTCGAGTACCTGTGCAACTGAGTAGTCACCACCACGAACACCCATAGCGACATCTGCACCAATGGTGTACTTCTCACCAGGATCTAATGTCCTGTAGAGCGTAAGTTCACCACG